AACGCTGACACACTTGGCATACACCCGGCATTAACCATTGGCTTAGTTTCGGCATTACCGATCATCATTAACTGGCTAAATCCAGAGTATGACAATTACGGCAGGGCCAACTTAGATGAAACCGATTAAATCAGGCATTGTTTCATTTCCCTACGGGGCTAAATACAAAACTGGTGGCATTCATAAAGGCATTGACTACCGGGCAAGTATAAACACACCAGTAGTAGCTGCAGTGCCGGGTGTGGTCGTACATGCTGGCAAGCACATCTACAAAAAAGGCTGGGGATACGCCTTTGGTATTCACGTCATAGTTGATAATGATGCCTTTGAGGACGGCACAGCAGGCCTGTGGGCAGGTTATTGTCACCTTAATGGAGTAACTGTGTCAGTTGGCCAAAGAGTTCGTCAGGGGCAGTTGTTGGGTGTCAGTGGGAACACAGGTCGATCCACTGGTCCACATCTACACTTCCAGATCCTTGCTAGCCGTACTTGGAATCCAATCAAATTTCGTAACCCTGATAAATGGATAAAAGCATGAGCCAATACATAAGCCGTAAGTCAGACGCATCATCTAGAATCCCTACACAATCCTTGCAAGGTGATGTATGGACTACCTTAGAAGTAGATGGCCTGTATTCGGTTATTCCCAATGCTAATTCATCCACCGGGGCTTTCTTTGCTGCATACCTAAACATCAAGACACCTAAAATTGGTGGGGCATCACAGCTGACAATCAAGTGGGTAAGAGATCCTAAAGGAATTAACGATGCTACTGGATACCAAACAATTAACCTTAATAAAGGCGGCACTACCTTTGTCAAAGATGTCTGGATTTTCCAATCAAAGAAAGGCCAGCCAGTGGCATTGATGATGAAGCCAAATGGCAAAGCCACTATTACTACACGCGAAATTAAGTTGGCCATTTCATGAATGGGTTAATCAATGCCGGGCAACTTGCGGCAGCTCTTATTGCGATCCTTACCCTTGTTGGAATGCTGGTCAAATGGGGCATAGTTAAGCCAATCAAGGCCTACATTGACACAATGACCTATGCCATCCAGCCTTATGCCAATGGCGGAAAATCCTTGCCAGACTTGATAAATAAAGTAGATGCACTACATCTAGTGGTACAAAACCACATAGACACAAGCCACAACACGCCTGTTTTCTCAAAGTGCTTGTGCGAGTCCTGCCTGACGTGCTAAAACTATTTATGTGAGCGCCAAGGCTTACAACTAAGAATAGGAAATCAGGGCATGACAATAGCAATCCTTTTTTATTGTGCAGTTTTATTTGGCTTAGGTGTCTTAACTGGCATCTACATAGAAGCACAACATCGCATCAGACTTCGCGCCAAATTTCGTGCGATGCACGGGCCAACCATTGAGGAATCAATGTGGCAAGACGGGTGGAGAATCTAATGGCATTCGACATTTCTAACTACACAACCGTTGCCGAAAAGGTCGCAGAGTTTTACACCAAGTATCCAGAGGGATCAATCCAGTTTGAATTTATGGGTGTGATGCCGGGTGATCCTGAAAAGATTTGGGGCATTGCCAGAGCATACAGAACACCTGATGATCTGTTGCCGGGAGTTGGAACTGCCAGTGAATTTATTAAGGGCAAGAGTCCTTACACCGCTGGATCAGAGATTCAAAACCTCGAAACAAGTTGTTGGGGTCGCGCCTGCAGCTCATTGAATGTAGGTAACTCCAAGGGCCTTAGCTCGAAAGAGGAGATCATAGGCAGCCGAGAGCGCCAAGCACCCGGGCCAGCCAAGCCAAGAGAGGTTAAGGTGGTGCAAGAGCCACCCAGTGACCCAATCGAAGCCGACCCATGGGCAGATTTACGCCCCATGGATGAGGGCGTAAATCCTAGTCAAGATGAATCCCTAGTGCCTTTATGCCTACATGGTGAAATGAATCGCCGCAGTGGTATCTCTAAAAAGACTGGCAAGCCTTACGCTGGCTACTTCTGTGACAATGAGCCGCAATGTGATCCAAAGTTTGATCGCTCATGAAACCACGCCAAATGAAATGTTATTGTCCACCTTTGGTGCATTTTAGAACTTGCCTTGTTCAATACAGTTGGGGATGGATAGACGGAAACCACAATGTCAGAGACATAATTGATGATGAACTTGATTATGTAAATGAAATGAATAAACCAAACAACATTGAATACGTGTTAGATAAGGTTACCGAATACACTAAATCTGTTTACGCAGCTCATGGTTTGGAGTACCCAGAATATGACCCGAATTACGTCTATGAATGATAATCACAGCAAGCATTGTCACTGCGTATGCGCTGACCTAGCAGACCTACAAGAAGCAATCGAAACAGCCCGGGCAATACACAATCGCCATGAGCCAAAAAACAACGATTGCTTAGTGTGCGGATCAAAAGATGAGAACTGTGAGAACTGCCGTTACCTTAAAGACTGCATTGTGTGTGCAGAGGAATGGCCTTGTGACACCTTTATTGCATTGGACTATGAAGCATGAGCAGATGGCAGCTTGAATTTCACACAACACTAATGAGCCTGATCAGAATGGTCAGAAACCTTAGAAGCATGGATTGTGAACATTGTGCAGACTTACTGACAGATGTTTACAAATGCTTATCCAAAGAAACACAAGAAATCAGAGATAGGGCTAATCATGATGGACAATAAAGACGCAATGTTTGTTTCAATACTAAAGAAACTTTATGGGGCTTATGAAGCGTTGCCCTACTTTAGTGAGTCATGCGAGATCTGCAGTGAAACACTAACCCCACAGGATATTGGTGTAGACCCATACACAAATACTCGTACATGGATGACTAAATGCTGTGGTGAGGTACAGACTTATGAGCAGAAATTAGAGCCAAAACTTTAACAAAAAACTAGCCAGTAGTTGGAGTGGTTCTTGATCCCTCGTCCGGACTACTGGCTAGTCCTCACATTGTAATCGCAAGACCGACAAAATGTCTAGGTAAGACTCAAACTACTGGCTGCCTTATCAGCTGCTAAACCGCCGTCAGATGGCGTGTCTTGGTATGCCTGATTGAGCATACAAAATGCAGAAATGCGAGCCTGATTTACCAGTATTAAAACCGAACTGCCTTAATACATAACAAAATGGTAACGGGCATATGGCGCAGTTGGCTTATTCGTAGTGGATAAGCCCCTTTACAAGCGAAACTTATACAGTGACGGGTGTGGATCGGCTCGCTAAGAGCCATTCCTGCTCACTTGCCAGTTCTAGGTGTGAATCACTCTTAAACTTAATTACATGACATCTAGACATGATAAATGGGTACAAGTCAGACAAGCTGAATTACTCAAGTATGTGAATGGAGTAGAGATGTTAAGTAAAGACCACACACAATTACAACAGGATTTCAATGATGCCAAACAGATAGCCGGGATGATTGATAGGACATGGAAAGAAAGGCTTGATCAACTAATGGACGTAATTATTGATACACATCCATCTGTCAATGTGCATTACCGCAATGGCATGATGGCGGCTTACAACATAATGCAAGGCATAGAGGAATAGAGATGCTTGACGTTAATTCCCCAAAGGGTCAAGAGTCACTGGAACATGAATTAAGAGCAGTCCAGTTATGGTCACATCATTACCCGGATTACACCTACATACACACACCAAAGAATGGGCCAGCCTTAGTTGATGCAGTCATTGGTGACAACGATTGCAACGTAGTAGCAGTAGTAGAGCAGAAGTCCCGGAACATGAGCCTTGAGCAGCTGCAGAAGTGGGACATGGAATGGCTCATAACTTTCGACAAGATTGAAGCCGGGCGATACGTTGCCAACTCATTAGGTGTTCCATTCATAGGATTTTTATACTTAATCCCAGATGATCTGCTAATCACTAAGCAACTAGCCAACGCCAATGGTGAATGGACTTGTGACTTTAGAACAGCATTAACTGAAACACAGGAAACAATCAATGGTGGCTTGATAACTAGAGAGAATGCCTATATTGATCTCACAGGGGCAAAACACATAAGGCAGACCTAATGACAATACTTGCAGGGCTAACACACAATGGGAAAGTCTATTTGGGTGCTGATAGAGCAATGTCAGATAGTAACTTCATTAGTCCATTGGCAAAGCCTAAGATTCGCAAGGTAGGCCCGTATCTAATTGGATACAGTGGGTCATTGGGTACAGGGCAACTCACTACCTTTGCTACCTATCCAGACATAAACACACACAACCTTGAGCAATGGATGCGTATGTCATTCTGTGGCGCATTACAAAGAGCAGCTGATGAATACAAGATAGACATCAGTACGGATGACAATGGGGCTGACTTACTTGTAGGGGTACATGGCAGACTATTTGAGATAAGCACTATTGATTGGTCAGTAGGTGAATACAACATGATTGCTACTGGGTCAGGGTTTCCATTTGCAATGGGATCATTACACACAACACGACATACAGATGATCCAATGTGGCGCATTAAAGAAGCTGTAAGCGCTGCTATCAAATACAGCCCATCATGTGTAGGGCCTATAGATGTATTGGTCGCATGAGTAAGGCACACTCCCGAGGTACAGATACACAGTGGCGTAACCTACGCAAGGCATGCTTCCAAGTGTGGGGTAAGACCTGCATGTATTGTGGTGACCGGGCTACCGAGGTGGATCACATCATTGAAGTGGCAAGAGGTGGGACTAACACCATCGATAACCTGCAACCATTGTGCAAGCCCTGTCACATGGCCAAGACAGTTGCGTTCAATACAGTACGTCCTAGCGGCTCACAGAAGCCTGTAGGGGTTTTTTCTGGGCGTGTGCCACCCACAGACTCCCTTGCAGGAATCTCTCCCCTAATGACCAGATTTGACCCACCAACAACCGAAAGGCCTAAGTCATGACCCCAAAGAAACCGATAGTGCCAGAGGATAAACCAATTGAGATCTACCTATCGTTGAATTCTGCATTGTCGGTGGCTAACTGGATCACGTCCACTGATGTAGCTGCCATCACTCTTGCCCGGCGCATGGCCAAGGCACTAGATACGGCATTTGACATGGGCGCTGATCTTAAAGACATAACGGCCCTATCTGGTAAGTTTCTAACAGTGTTGCAACAACTCCACTTAACCGTAGAAACTCGTACTGCCAGTAAACAAGAGGAAAATGATGGATCAGCCTATGTCGGAGATTTCCTACGGCTCGTTAAAACCAAGAATCCAAAGCCCCCTGCTAAAACTGCCCAGCGCAGGCCCGCTAGTAAGCCAGCTAGCGGATGAGTTAGGTGTTCCATTACTGCCTTGGCAAGAGTACGTTCTAAATGACGCACTAAAGGTAAATCCTGACGGCACTTGGGCTAGAAGCCAAATAGGAATTTTGGTTGCCCGGCAACAAGGTAAGACTCATTTAATGCGGATGCGTATCCTTGCTGGCCTTTACATCTTTGGTGAGAAAAGCACTATCGCTATGTCGCAGACACGCCAATTATCACTAGATACTTTTAAGCAAACTGTAGACATGGCCGAAAGCCTTGATTGGATGCGTAAGCGGATTAAGCGTGTATCCCGGACTAATGGTCAAGAGGAATTAGAGGTGTATTGCCATCATTATCCAAAGTCCTGTAATGGTAAATGCGAGAGATTGCGTAAGTATGCAATTAGAGCTGCAACTAGCGAAGGCCCACGCGGTAGTACCGCTGACTTACTTTATGTGGATGAACTCCGAGAGATTGATGAGCCAACTTGGGCAGCTGTAACTCCAATCACCCGAGCCAGACCAAATGCTCAAGTCTATTGGACGTCAAATGCTGGCGATCTAAATAGCAATGTCTTAAATGAACAAAGGCGTAGAGCCTTGACATTTGACTCACCCAGAATGGGTTACTACGAATACAGCGCACCTGCCGGGTCGGATGTAAATGATGAAAAGGCATGGGCAATGGCTAACCCGGCAATGGGTTACACAGTAAGCATTGAAAACATCAGAGATGCGTCAATCTTTGATACTAAAGACGCTTTCAAAACTGAAACTCTTTGCATGTGGGTAGATGCCATTGATTCACCATGGCCAATGGACATGTGGAATGCAGGCGAAAGGGAAATAGGGCTAGAGGATGAACTACCTACATGGATGGCTATTGACCTTAATTTCAATAGAGAGATTGCCTGCCTAGTCACTATTCAAGAGCGACCAGAGGGCATGGCAGTATTCCTACATGAATGGCAACGTGATGGCGGAATAAATGATTTAGAACTTACAGGGGAACTGGCAACCCTTGCTCGCAGATACAGGCCTAGAAAGTTTGCCTATGATCCGAACACCGCAGGCTACATTGCACCCAGATTGGCACAAGCAGGAATTGCAACCGAACCGACACCATGGGCATCAGCTGGCTTTGCTATTAGTTGCGATCAAACACTCAATGCAATGCAATCTGGCAAATTCATTCATCCCGGCCAACCGACATTACATAGTCATTTAGTGTCATGTGCTAGACGGCCAGCATCAGATGGTGGATGGCGTATTGCGCGTAGAGCTGCTCAAGTACCAATTACAGCTGCCGTTGCATTAGTCATGGCAGCGGGTCATGCTTGTGCGCCACAACAGACTGTGACTATCATTAGTGCTTAAGGTCTACTTGGCAGTACCTTGTGTGTGGGTTAGTCACTCCTATCACTAACCCACACACTTCCCGACACGCGCACTAGATGCTTGAATGTCAGACATTTATGAGATAATGCACTATGGGATTTATTGATTTCTTATTGGGTACGACACCAGAAAAATCAGATGTACAAGCCAAAGCAAATTTGGCCATACCTTACTACCAAGACAATTTCAGCCCATTCCAATCCTTTGGCATTAACCGCGGCGATGCTATGCAAGTACCAGCAGTAGCCAGAGCCAGAAACATTATCTGTGGAACTATTGGCGAACTGGGATTACATTCTTACAATGAAATTACAGGTGCAAGGATTGAGGGCCGCCAACTACTTAAGCAACCCGATCCAGCCTTGCCACGCATCATTACAATGCTTTGGACAGTAGAGGATCTGTTATTCTTTGGCCGCGCTCACTGGCTGGTGCTTGAAGTTAGTCCAGAGGATGGCAGACCGATTGCATGTCGGCGCATTGATCCAACCCGGGTAACTTTCACTACTGACTTACAAACTGACGAAATACTAAATGGCTTTTACTTAGACGGTAATTTATTACCTGCCTATGGCGTTGGCTCATTGATTATGTTTAGTGGTGTAGATGAGGGCTTACTCAATCGTGGTGGCCGAACCATTAGAACTGCATTAGAACTTGAAATGGCAGTAAGCCGAATGGCTGCCGAACCTAATCCAACAATGGTAATTAAGAATACTGGCGTGGATCTACCGCCAGAGCAGGTTTCAAGTTTGTTGGCTCAATGGAAACTAGCCAGACAACAACGCTCAACCGCTTACTTGTCAGGGCCTTTGGATGTAACAACCTTTGGTTATGATGCCGGGCAGATGCAACTTTCTGAATCTCGCCTAAACACAGCTGCAGAAATTGCCCGACTATGCAACATCCCGGCATGGTACATAAACGCCGAAAGCGCCAGCGCAACTTATTCAAATGTAAGCCAAGAGCGCCGTAGCCTTGTGGACTTTAGCCTTAAGCCTTACATGGCTTGTATTTCAGAGCGTTTAAGTATGAATGATTTAACCCCGCGTGGCTCGGTTGTAAAATTTGATTTAGATGATTACCTACGCGGTAACCCACTAGAACAAATTGAAGTATTGGAAAGAATGCTTGCAGCTGGAATTATCAATGTTGATGAAGCCCGTGAGGAAATGGAATTAGCACCGAGAGGAAATGAAGCAAATGCAACTTAATTTCGAGGGCCAAGTATTGGCAGCAAGCGTTGAAACACGAACTATAAGAGGATTGGTAGTACCTTTTAATGTCAGCGGAAATACATCGGCTGGCCCAGTACGCTTTGAGTTTGGCGCGTTTGGTGACATTGATCCAAGCCAGATTGTATTAAACATGGAACATGACCGCACACGCCCATTGGGTCGTGGTATTGGCGATTCGTTAGAAGTTAGTCCTGCGGGCATTTCAATGGCCTTTAAGATTGCGCCTACTGGCGCAGGTAATGATGCTTTAGTTGAAGCATCAGAGGGATTACGCCCGGCATTTAGCATTGAAGCCAATGTGGGCGAATACGTCATTGAGAAAGGCGTGATGGTCGTATCATCCGCCAAGCTCGAAGCCGTAGCCCATGTAACAAACCCAGCATTTAAGGATGCACAGATTTCTCAGGTCGCAGCTACCGAGGAAACCCCAGAAACCACCGAAGCGGAAATCCCCGCCGAGGAAAACCCACAGGAGATAACAGTGGAAGAAACAACCGCACCAGTGGCAGATGAAGTGACCGCAGCCGCGGTTGTTCACGCTGCCGCACCAGTGGCTTACACTAAGCCACGTTCACCAATTAAGACCCAAGCACATTTCCTAGAGCATTCAATTAAGGCTCAACGCGGAAACCATGAAAGTGCAGAATGGATTGCACACGCAAAGGCAGAGGATGCAAAGCATGTAAATGCAGCTGACGATTCCTTTACAACCAACCCAGCATTTAAGCCTATTCAGTATGTATCACAGGTAGTAGACAACCAGATCGGCGCTCGTGGCGCAATCGATGCAATCGGTACACGCGCATTACCAAACGCTGGTATGACGGTTTCGATCCCAAAGATCACTACATCAGGTAGCGTCGCAGAAACAGCCGAAGGTGCTGGCCCATCCGAAACTGGAATTGTGTCAGCATACGTTGATGCAACTGTAAAGGCATACAAGGGATTACAGCGTTATTCTGTAGAACTCTTTGACCGCGCAGATCCAAGTTTCTACGCTGCAATGTTGGATAACATGCGCCGCGTTTACGCACAGGCAACAGAAGCTGCAGTAATTGCAGAACTAACTGCTGGCGGAACACAGGCAACTGCAACCGCCGCAGATGTTGATGGCATTGTGTCATTCGTTAAGACCGAAACCCCGGCTGCATACCTTGCAACTGGCGAATTGGCCACACGTTACATTGCTGGCACATCCCAATGGGGTCTGCTAATTGGCGCGCAGGATTCATCCAAGCGACCAATCTTTAGTGCATCACAGCCACAAAACGCTGCTGGTGCAGTTGGTACACAGTCACTACGCGGAAATGTTATGGGTCTTGATCTGTATGTATCCAACAAGGCTGTTTCAACCAACATTGATGAATCAGCATTTATTGTTGTACCGTCAGCAGTTGCAATCTACGAAAGCCCAGTATTGCAGCTGTCAACAAACGTAGTTACAACTGGCGAGATTGAAACAATGCTTTACGGTTACATGGCCGTTAAGACAATCACCGCAGGCGGAGTACGTCGCTTTAACCTGACCTAAGTCAGCGTTAGTTAGAAGTGTGGGGGATGCGGCCCTGTGTCCCCCACACACTCACAAGAATTGGATTGAGACATGGCACTAATTACACTAAGCGAGTTAAAAGCCGTACTTGGTATTGGTGACATCTACGCTGATGCAATTGTGCAGGCCGTTGCAGATAGCGCCGAAAACATAATCCTCTCCTATTTAACTTTTGACGATGTATCTATCAAGGGCGTATCACTTACAAGTAATGTGGCTCGCTTTTATTGCTATGACAACACTTTTGTAGTTGGTCAAGCATTAACGGTTAGCAAGTGTGGCGCACCCTTTGACGGATCGCGCACTGTAACAACCGTAGGCAAAGAGGATGGCGTTACATTCTTTGAGGCTGCCATTACAAACGCAGACATCACCAAGCGCTCAATCATTCCTAATGGCCGAGCCGTATTAACTAGCCAAGCAACTCTGTACGATTCTGTGCCGGAAGTACGCGAAAGTGCGATGGCGGTTGCATGCGACATCTGGATCACTCGTACAGGAACACTAGGCCAACAAGGCGTTGACTTCCAAAGTCCAGCACCGTACCGCCTAGGCCGTTCTATGCTTACCCGTGTATCTGGCCTATTAGGAAAGCACCTAGATACTAGGGGCTACCTTGGCTAATCTTGCAACCTACCGCGATTCACTTGCCGCAACTCTTGCAGCTGCCGGGCGGGTAGTCTACTCATACCCAAATGAGAACATCACGCCACCTGCCATTGTGCTTGTGCCGGGATCGCCTTACATCACAGTAAGTGCCATTGGTGGCGCTCGTTGTAATGTGCGATTTGACATAACTTGCATTGTCAATGCAGCTGACAACCGAGCAGCCTTAGCCAACTTGGAAACTTTAATTTTTAGCGTCACTGATCTACTAGCCAACAACATTTCGTTTTTGGGTGGATGGTCACAACCCACAGTCCAGCAGATCGGAAATGCCGACATGCTTATCAGCCAACTCAACATCGAGATGGTCACAACCAACTAGAAAGGCAAGTCATGCCAGCAACATACATAACTGGTCGGAATCTGACTTTGAGCATCAACTCGGTGTCATACGCAGA